CGCAAGGCGAGCGGCTGGCAGGCCTTCATCGAAGTGGATGGCAAGTTTCGATCGAAGCAGTTTGGGATCGACACGCCGATCGCCGAGATGCGGGCGTGGCGTGACGCGCAGGCCGCGACCGCGCGCACGCCGCTCGCCGCGGGATCGTTCGCGGCCGATGTCGCGACGTATCTGCGCCGGCCGGAGATCGCCGCCATGCCCACGGTCGACGAACGCGCGCGCCATCTGCAGCTCTGGCTGGACGCCCTCGGGGGCGAGCGGTCCCGCTACTCGGTCACGCGCGCCGAGGTCGAGGCCGTGCTGCAACGCTGGCTGGCCGCCGGGCTCGCGCAGCCCACGGTCTACCATCGGCGCACCGCGCTCGGATCGTTCTATGTCGTCATGAACGGCGAGGCCGGCGGGTCGAATCCGGTGACCGGAACGACGCGCCCGGATCACTATCGCCCGGTGGATCGATCCGTGCCCTTCGGCACGCTCGCGCAGATCCTCGAGGCCATGCCCGCCGCGCGCGTGATCGCGAAAGGCATTCGACGCCCGTCCTTCGCGCGCTTGCGCGTCGCCGTGATCCTGCACACGGGCATCCCGCCGGCCGAACTGATGAAACTGCGGGCGTCGCATTTTGATCGCACGGCGGGGATCGTGCGGATGCCCTGGCGCGACAAGGGCGCCGGGACGCCGGCGCATATCCGCGAGCTCTCGCCGGACGCCGTCGCCGCCTTCATCGCGCTCGACGCGGCCGGGGCGTGGGGCGCCTTCGCGCGCGAGCGCCTGTCGGCCTCGTTCAAGCGCGCCGCGCGCCAGGTGTGCGGCCTGGACACGCCGATCCGCCTCTACGACCTGCGCCACAGTCTCGGCGCCGACACCTATCGGAACACGCATGATCTCGCTACGGTGGGGCGGTTACTCGGGCACGTCGCCGGGTCGATCGTGACGCAGCGGTATGCGATGGGCGCCCATGCGGAGGTCGACCGCGCCGCGCTCGTGAAAGTGCAGGCCAGCCGCGACGCCCAGCGCAAACTTGCCTGAGAACCTTGCCACACGCCGCAAGTCTTAGCGAACACGGACGTTAATCGAAGGATTTCGGCCTTCCCAAGCCTCGGACACGGGTTCGATCCCCGTAGCCCGCTCCAGTGAAAAAGGCCCAGAACATTGAATGATTTGCTCAATAAACGCGCAGTTTTGACCGCTCGGCTACGCGGCCAGTGCGTGCCACAAACGGCCAGAATGTGCCCTTCAATATCCTTAACTTGCCCGCTAAACTTGCCCGCTTTGCCCGCTGGAGAACCGCGATGAATGAGTCCGCGCCGAGTCCGTACATGAACACGCGCGAGACGATGACGTACTTGCGCCTCACGTCGACGTCGTCGATCTACTACCTGATCAACGAACAGCGGTTGCCGCACCTGCGGCGCGGCGGCCGCCTGCTCTTCGATCGGCGGGACATCGATGCCTGGCTCCGCGGGACCGATGCCGTCAGTCTGGCGCGCGCTCGCAAGCGCGCGTGATGCACGGTGGTCATGCACCGAGGCGAAAACATTAAAAAAATGGTGAGGACGCCTGAGCGTTCGCAACGCAGAGGTCAGGAGTTCGATCCTCCTGCGGTCCACCACAATAAATCAATGAATATGGGCCTGAACCGTCGCTTTTCGCGATCGACGGTCAGGCCGGCCGTGTCCAGAAAACGTACCAAAACACCCCCTTTTGCTAGATTCCACTCCCGGTACACTCCCGGTCATTTGGTGGCGTTTGAGGTGGCGTTTTGCGGAAGGCACCAGCTCTTGCCCGCGTCGCCGATCGCCTCGCCTGGGCTCGCCTGACGCGCCGGCGGGCCAGCCTGGGCCGCGGCGGCGGCGTCACGGGCGGCATAGATCGCCTGGACCGCCAGGCAGGCGGCGAGAATCTCGGCCAGCGTGGGCGGGGTCGGGTCGGCGGGCGGGGCGGACATGGATGGACGGCGGTGGCGGGTGTGCGCAGTCTACCAAGACCTCGGCCGTTAGGGCTACGGCCCGCGCCGCACGCCGCGGCCGACCAGCAGCAGCACCAGCAACGCGAACACCAGCAGCAGGCCCGGGGTCATGGCGGACCGGCGACGGACCGCCGGCGCGCGCTACACGTCGCCACGGCTGAATTACCGCGATGCCACGTCCCAGCCCGCCGGCGATCCGCCGAACTCACACCCGGGGCACCGGCGCGGGCGGCGGCTCGGCGATCGGGGGCGTGGGGTGCGGCTTGTCGTCGTCAGGCCGGTCGGGGCGGGCCGGGCGATCGCCCGGGAGGTCGTGGCCCGGCCGGTCGGGATCGCGGTCGACGTCGGGCGCGGGGTCGGGCGCAGGTTTTTTGCTCATGGGGTCCTCAGGGTTAGCGGATCGGCAGACTCTGCAGCAGCCCGACGATGACGAGCAGCAGGACCGCGATCCAGATCGGCGCCTTGCCGAGCGACGCCGCGATCGTGACGACGAACGCCGACAACAACAGCAGCAGCGCAATGGTCAGCATGGAGCCTCCTTACGGGTCGGGTACCGTGATCGTCAGGGCGTCATCGTCGAGCGTGAATGATGGGGTCGCCGGGTCCAGGCCGAGCGCCGTCAACACCGCGGTTTGTTTCTTGTGCGCGGCCGCGAGCTCCGCGCGCGCTTGCAGCGCGAGCAGCTCGCACCGCTGCGCCTCGCCGCAGATCGCGCGCAGCTTCCAGTAGTCGGCGGCGTCGAGGGTGCGCGTCATACGGTAAACTGCCCCCATGCGACACGTCGATCACGCGATGGCGACGGCCGGCTGGCTGATCCTCGTCGGCGGCCTCTCAGCCCTCGTCGGGATCGGGGTCGTGATCGCGCGCCTCGTCCGCTAGTCATCTGCGGATCGCCAGGGCCGCGCGGATCTCGGCGAGCTCGGCGTCGTGCTGTTGCCACCCGACGATCAGGTCGGGCACGAATTTGCTGTAGTCGGTCATCCACGGGCGCGCAAGATCGCCGCTCTCGGTCGTCTCGTCGGTGCCCGGTGAGACGGCGCGCGGATAGAGCGCGTGCGCGTCCTGCGCGAACACGCCGCGGTCGCGCACCCCGTCGGCCTTCCACGCAAAGTCGTGCACGACGACGGCGCGCAACGCCGCGAGGTCCGTCGCGCGCCCCGCGTCGTCTTTCAGCCGCGCGTCCGAGGTCGTTTGATAGAGCACTGAGGTCGCGCCGGTGTGTTGAATTTGCCCGGCCGCCGCCGCCGCGCTGTTGAGAAAATACAGAAAATTGCCCGCGTTCCCGGGGTTGCTGTTCTGACAGACGATGTTTTGTTTGGCCGCCAGGTCACTCACGATGCCAATATGCCCGACCGAGGGATTGGTCGTGCAGTTGATCAGGAGGTCACCCGTCGGCGTGACCCGCGCCCGTTCGACGCCGGTCGTAGACAGACGCAAAGGCGCGCCGACCCCGCACACGAGGGAGAGCCCGCCGACGCCCCCTTGGTAAATCGCCGATCCGTTGGGCTGGGCGAACGACGAGGGCGTATACGTTGACGAGTACGACGTGATCACGAGTTGCCCGACGCCCGCATCATTCCCGAGCAACAAGGCGGCGTAATTCGTCGCTCCCGCCACGCTGTTTTGGATGGAGAGCGTATTGCCGCCCGTGCCTGCGGCGTTGAATTGATGCGCCCCGAACCCCGACACGGTCACCACACCGGCGATCCCTTGATTCCCGGCGAAGGCATTCCCGCCCGCGAGTTGCGGCACCTTGGCGAGCGCGCCGTCGATGTCGTTGTAGAGCGCCGTTTTCACCGCGTTGTTGATCACGGTGCCGGTGGTGCCGGTGCCGTCGTCGTCGATCCACGGCGTGCGGACAATGGTGACGGCCATAGCTACATCGCTCCTTGCCGGAGCAGTCGCAACATTTCTTCGGCGGAAAACCGGATGCTGGATGCCTCGACGGTGTAGGTCGGGTGAAGGTTCGGGATGTTGAACTGCGCGACGCCGACGCGCTGAATCAGGAAGTCGCCGCGCAGGTTAATCGGCGGGCCGAGGTTGATCGTGGCGGTCGCGCCCGCAATCGTGTTGATGTCGCGGCAGACGTAGGTGACCGAGATCACGCCGACCTTGCCCTCGCTGTCGAGTTCCGCGAGCAGATCAAGCCGCGCCTGACAGCGCGCGCGGCCTTCGGTGTAGGACAACCGCCCGTCCTGAATTTCGTCCTCGATGATCCCATCGCTGCCAGGGAGCTGCACGCGCACGGCGGCTTGCGCGTCGAGGTCGTCCACCTGGACGAACACGTTGACCGGGTCGCCTTTCAGAATCGTGTACTTGATCACGCCGAGACCGGTGGCCGGGATGCCGGTCAGCATGGCGGCGGCGACGACGGTGGTGTTGAAGGTGATCGTCGCGGTGATCGCGCCCGGCCCACTCGCCGGGATGCCGAGCAGCGCGTTGCCGCTGATCCCCGTGTAGCGGATATTTTGCGACCCGGCAATCGCCCACCCGCCCGTCGGCGGGAACGCGGCGATCGAGGCACACGGCAGGGTCGGCGATCCGGCGAGCACGTTGCCGGTGGGCTGTTGGAGCTGCGACGTATCGTTCGTCGGCGCGTTCACCCCGAGCGCGGCATCGGCCGCGAGGTCGGTGGCGCTCGTCGTCGTGTTGTCGCCCAACGTGGCGAGGAGTTTTAATTGCGACGCTCCGGCGGCGGTGCGATAGATCCGCCGTGCGGTCACGGCAGCGGCCCCAAGCGGGATGGCCGATAGACTCACCTGGGCAGCGGTCGCCGTGTTGACCGCAGGCGCGGCGGCCCCGAGCCCGGCATCGGCGGTGGTGTCGGTATACGCGGTCTGCGCGTTGTCCAGCGTCGCCAGCAGGAACAGCGTCGTGCCCCCAACCTTCGTGCGATACAGCTTCCGGTTCACGACGAACGATCCGCCGAGCGGCAGCGTCAGCGGCAGCTGTTGCAAGTACGCCGTGTTGGTGGCCGGGGGCGCACCGCCCAGTGCAGCGTTGGCTATCGTGTCGTCGAACGTCGTGGCTGAATTGTCGTTCACGACGCCGCAGTACCGCAGCCCTTGCCCTGCCGACCGTCGATAGATCAAGCGGGCGATGACCGTCGATGCATCGGCCCCGGTGCCACGGGGCAGGCCGGTCAGGTGCACGGCGTTCAGGACGAACGCCGTGTTTGATCCCGGTGGCCCCGGCTGGCTGGCCATCGCACTATCGGACGTCGTGTCGGTGTAGGTTGTCGTGCTGTTGTTGTTGATCGTCGCCAGCAGTCGCTGTGCGCCCCCACCGACCGGCGTTCGATAAATTCTGCGGGCCGTCGTGCCTGCTGGCCCCGTTGGAATCGCGGTCAGCGGAATCGTTTGCTTCGGGCCACTGCTGACCGTGTTGTTTCCACCGGTCGGGGCCAACGGACCAAAGACCGATCCGTTGTCGATGAAGGTGGATTGTACGTTCGGGAAGGTGGCGATCTGGTAGATGCCACCGTTTGTACCAAATTGCCGATACAGCACGATGCCCGTCACCGCTGGATCGGATGACGCGGGCACGGTGATGCCGATGTTAAAAAACGTATTGTACGGCGGTGGGGACACCAGCTGCGGCATCACTTCCACAGATGGACATCGCAGCGTTTCACCACCACCGCCACGGTAGGCATACGAGTAGTAGTTCCAGCCACCGAACACGGTATTGGTGCCGGACGCCGTGCGGTTGATGTCGATCCCGCCCGTCGGATCCGCGATCTGGCCTGCCGGAAGTGCCGTGCCGTTCGTCGCGGGGCCGGTGGTCGTTTCCCCGTTCGCGGTCAGGAACGTCAGGTAGTACCAGTGGGTGCCGATGTCGACGCTGCCCCCTGACGTGGCCGGGTTCGTCGTCGGCCCGACCGTGGGCGCGGGAATCGGGTTACTGGCGATCGTGATCTGACTGCCGATGGGGCCGGGTGTCGTGTAGCCCGCCGCCGTCTGAAAGACCACCGCATAGTCGTGCACGCCCGGATCGGGACCGGCCCCCACCGCGCCGGCCGCTGCGGTCGGTCCCGTCGTTGGGGCAGGCGTGGTCGTCGCAGACGACAGCGTGAGCCGTGATCCCGGTGTCGTCTCGCCCGAACTAGCGACGAACGACAGCGCGTAGTCGTGCATCCCGACATCGGGGCCGGGGCCGGCCAGCAGCGGTTTCGACGCATCGAGGGCCGGGGCCGCTGGTGGCGCAATCACGCCGACGTTCACGGTGGCGCGTGGACTCGGCACGGATTCGCCGTTGGCCGTCACGTAGGTGACCGCGTAGTCGTGCAGGCCCGGCGTCACGCCCACGCCTGGCGCGACCAGTGCGTTGATCGCGCCGGTCGGGGCCGCACCGGGACCGACCAACGATCCGCCGCCGCCAACTTGCAGCCCGCCGTAGGTCACGCGCTGCTGGCCGACCAGCACGGTCCCGCCCTGCGGCAGGTACCACGCCGCCGTCTCCACCGGCAGCAGCGTCGCGCCCGGCGCGATCTGCTCGAGCGCGTTGCTGCCGCCGAAGTTGCCGAGGACGCGCGTCGCGACTTGCGACAGGTCGCGCATAAATGCGATGTTGGCCAGCGACGGGTGCACGGCGTTGACGATCGTCGGCGGCGTCAGCGCGATGTTCTCGAAGAACAGATGCACGACCTTCGCGAAGTCGCAGAGGAACTCCCCGCCGACGCGCTTGGCGAGCTGCACGAACGCGCTCGAGAGCGCCTGTTCGGTGAACGTGATCTGGTCGAGGAGCTCGGCGCCGATGTCGGGGTCGACGCGCAGCGTGTAGCCGGGCGCGTAGGTCAGCAGACTGGCGGCCACCGCGGCGACCGAGGCGGTGGTGTAATTGCCTGACACCTTGCGGTTGTCGAGCGCCCAGGTGTAGTCGATACACGACACGTCGTAGAGCATGTTCGCGGCGACGGGGTTGTCGCCGACGTAGCGGTGCCGGGTGCTCAGAATCGTGCCGCCAAACTCGCGGCGCTGGTTGTTCTTACTGCCGAGGGTCACCACCACGTCGCTGCCTTCGACCGGCACCCAGCCGCGCGCGGTGAACTGCAGCGTTACGGGCGTGTTGTTGATCGCGTCGGCCTTGGTCAGCGACTCGGCCAGGATGCCGACGCCGTCGCCGAGCGCGCCCGACCCGAAGTCGATCCCGCCGATGTTGACAAACATGCGGCTGCCGACGTAGTTCGAGCGCGTCGCGCCCGACCGCGCGACATTCGACAGCGCGTACAGCGGCACCTTCGCGCCTTGCAGCACGGGATACCCCGCGCGCGTGGCGCCCGAGCGCGCAATCCCCGAGACGGCGTTCGTCAGGATCATGTGCCGTACGGCAGGCGCACGCCCTGCCCGCGCATCAGGTTGACTTGCGCGTCGGCGACCGCGCGCGCGATCGCGTCCGCGGTGCCGAGCGGTTGCGTGATGTAAATGTTCTGCGTCACGTGGCTGCCGCCGCCCCCGCCGGGCGTGACGAACCCGCTGGCGCCCGGGGTGAACAGTTCGGGCGCCTTGCCGCCGCCAATCAGATACGACTGGCCGGCGACGACGGGCCCGCCGCTGTCGCGCGTCTGGACGTAGGACATGCCGCCGAACATCCCGACGGTGCTGAGGATATTGCTCGGGTTCGCGGCCTGCTTCGCATTGAAGGCGTCGATGCGCCCTTCTGCCGTCTCCCAGATCGCGGATGCGGCGGCCGCGGCGGCGGCGACGGCCGCGGCGTCCGCGGTGGCGCTGTTGCGGAACGCGCTCGAGGCCGCCGACGCGGTCCCGAATCCCTGCTGATATGCGGTCCCGATGTGAAAGCCCGTGTCGTCGGCCGACCCCTTGACCTGTAAATTCGCGTTGTAGAAGTCGACCGACGACTGCGTCACCGCCGCGTCGAGTTCTGCTTGGCTGGTCTTGGCGGAGCTCAACAGATCCGCGACATGGGCCTGCGCCTTCTGTAAGGTCTGGTCCAGTTTGGCCTGTACGGCATCGGTCGACGTCGTGACCGCCGCCGTGACCTTCGCCGCATTGGTGGTGAACGCGGTGCCGAACGTGTTGGCGGCCAACTGCGCGGCGTCGGCGGTTTCTCGAAACTTCAGAATCGTCCCATCGGACCATTCCCCGACGTGTTTCAACGCTTCCAGATAGGTCGCCTGGGCTTTGTCGGCCACCTGTTGCAGCGCGGCCTGGGACTGCTCGGAGCCCACCTTGTTCAGCGCCGCCCAGTCGATGCCGATGGCGTCGCTGCCTTGCTTCCACTGGGCTTGGAGCGCGTCCCAATACTGGGCGTCGACGATGCCCAGCTTGATGGCCGTCGCGGCGGCATCGTTGTACCGCTTGTCGTTTTCGGCGCGGGCCACGTCGGTCGTCGTGCCCATCTGTTTCACGCGCGTCGCTTCGTACCCGTCCCAGAGCTTTGTCGTTTCCTCGACGGTCTTGGCTTCGAGCGTCGCTGCCGCCACCACCGCCTTGGCCTGTTCCTTGTCGGCCTTATCGCGTTCGAGACGCAGTTTGTCGATGGACGCCAGTTGCGCTTCGGTCAGGTCACTGTAGAGGTGACCGAGGCTGGTCATGCTGACCCCCGCGTCGCGGTAGTGCACAATCGACTCGACGACCGCTCCGTCGATGGTGTCGAGCGTGCCCTTCCAGCCCTCCCCGGCCGAAGCCACGTCGACCAGCGCCGTCTTCAAGTCGGCGAGCGCCTTGGCGTCCGCTTCGACCTGCTTTTTGTGCTCTTGGACCAGTTGGGCCTGGAGGGCAAACCCGGCGGTGATGGCCGGCGCCGCCATGTCGGTCGCCATTTTCGCGAACGGACTCGGCAAGGCATTGATCATCCGCGTCGCCTGCGCCGCCGTATTCAGGCCGTCGACGTACGCCTCGAGGGCGTCAATCGCCTGGGCCGTATTCCGGTCGATCAACCCGAAATCGGCCGCGAGGCCCGCGAGCGAGGGTTTCGCCGCCGTCGCCGCCGTGTCGGCCGCCTTCGTCGCGTCGACCATGTGGTTGATCGCGTTGGTCACGAGCGGATCTTCGAGGATGATCCTGCCGAGCGCCTCCTTGACGTTGTCCCACGCATTGGCCGCCTGCGCGACCCGGCCCGAGTACGTTTCGATCGCCGCCGCGGCCTGCCCGCCGAACTTCTCGTTGATGACGTCGAGCACGGCCGCGAGGCCGCGCGTACTCACGTCGGCCGCGTCGACCGTGATGCCGTACCGCCCGAGCGCCGTCGTGTGGCCCTCGGCGGCCTTCGCGACGAGCATGGTGGCTTTCTCGAGGTCGATGCCCAGGCCGGACGCGAGATCGGTCGAGGCCTTCAGGGCGGCCTGCATCTGGCTCGGCATCACGTTGCCGACCAGTGTCAGCAACTTTTCCATCGCCTGGATGTCTTCGTCGGCGTACTTGGTCGTGTTCTGGAACGTGGTCGCCAGCGCGTTGTACTGGCTGATCACTTCGGGCGTCGCGAGGCCATGCTGGCGCAGCGCCGCCGTGAGCTGGACGGTGGCGTCTTCCTGTTTGCTGTAGGCCGCGACGGACTCGTTGACAAATTCCGTCAGGACGTGAAACGACGCCGAGACCGCCCCGACGACCGCGTCAGCCGACACCATCCCGGTAAAGGTGGCGGCGATCTGTTCACTGAGCCCGCTGAATGCGCTGGTCCCGGCCCCCGCCGCTTCCGGGAGTTTGGCCATCTGCTTCGCGGCGTCGTCCGCGCCCGCGCCCATCCCTAAGAGGGCCGCGGTCGCGCGGGCCGCCTCGGAGATGAAGGCGGAAAAGTCTGCGAGCAGCGTGCCAGTCAGGGCCATCAGTCGCCCTCGCCCGGATGCTTCAGGTGATCGACCAGCACGTCATAGACGGCGCGCGGCAGCGCATCGACCCACTCATAGCGCCAGCCGCCCATCGCGCGACAGATGTTCATGTGGGAGAGGACTCGGGTGCGGAAGTGGGCGTCTTTTTTTTTGCGGCGAGCGCCTGTTCTTCGGTGGCCTCGTGTTTGTCGAGCGCCGCGGTGATCTCGCGTAGCGACCCCTTGTCGAGCGCGCCGATCGTCGATCGCCGGTCGTTCTCGGGCATGTCCAGGTCGTACGGCAGCGGTTGCCCGGTGAGCCCGACCAGCGACCAGCCGACCAGATACGCGATCGGCTTGGCGAACGGTTTGCGATCCGCTAGCGCGTAGAGCAGCTCGAGGTACTGCCCCGCGTTGAGTTCCTTCTGGACCTCGAGGTAGTCGCCATCGGAGAGCGGCAACCGCACGACCTCGGGGGCGACCACACGACAGCGACCCATTTAGCGCACCACGGATTGCGGCGGGCCGAGGGTCGCGGTGAGCGACCCCTCGGCGCGCGCCAGGGAGGTGATCGGCCAGCGCCACTCGCCTTTCGCGTGTTTCGCGGTGAAGACGAGCGGCGTCTGCGCCATCTTGAACGCATCGGCCAGGACGACCGTCGCCGTCAGCCGCCACACGGTCAGCGTCTTGTCCGTGGGGCTGACCGTATAGCCGTGAATGGCCGCGGCGGTGTAGTGCCCCCACTTGATCGCCCCGATGACGCCCGACAGCACGACGCGCCTCGTCTACGGATGCGTCCACGGCCCCGCGGCCACGAACGACCCGCTGATGCTGACCGCGCCATTGGCGGGACACGAAATCTTCCCGTCGAGGAGCCCGCGCCCGGTGAACTTCGGCGGCGTGGAACCGAGACTGGTCGGGTACAACTCCAGGTACGGCGCGACCGTCCCGAAGATGACCGAGAAGATCACCAGGCCGTCAACGGGGTCGTACATCCCGCCGAACGTGCCTTTGAGGTCGGGCAACCCGTCGACGTAGACCTGGTTCGTGTCGCCGAAGCACGTCACCTTGACGTGATCCTTCGCCATGTCCAGGTCCCACTTGTCGAGGGAGGCGACCAGGACCGCCGTCGCGCCCCCGACGCCGGTCGGGTCCATTTTGATCTGCCCGCTTTTGCCGTGAATGCGATCGATGGCGGCCATGTGTCTCTCCTTGAGTGGTTACGCG